GTCAGCAGTGGCACCAGTTTCAATAGCAGTTAGTTTAACTCTTTCTGCACTAGTCATAAAAAGGGTGTTACTGACAGTCAGTAAAGATGCCCTTAGTTGGGCAGAAGTTTGGTCAGCAGTGGCGCTAGGCTCAATAGCAGTTAGTTTAACTCTCTCTGCGTTAGTCATTACATTAGTGTCACTGTTAGTCAATAACGATGTTCTTATCTGAACATTAGTCATATCATCTTTTGCATTAGCTTCAATAGAAGTTAGTTTAACTCTTTCTGCGTTAGTCATTACATTAGTGTCACTGTTAGTCAATAACGCTGTTCTTATCTGAGCAGCGGTCATATCATCTTTTGCATTAGCTTCAATAGAAGTTAGTTTAACTCTCTCTGCGTTAGTCATTACATTAGTGTCACTGTTAGTCAATAACGCTGTTCTTATCTGAGCAGCAGTCTGGTCAGCTGTAGCGCTAGGCTCAATAGCAGTTAGTTTAACTCTTTCTGCGTTAGTCATTACTAACGTGTCACTGTTAGTCAATAACGCTGTTCTTATCTCAACAGCGGTCATATTATCTTTTGCATTAGGCTCAATAGCAGTTAGTTTAACTCTTTCTGCGTCAAGGAAAGTATTAGTATTACTGTTTCTTTCATAAGCTGCCTTTATCTGAACGTCAGTCATATCATCTTTTGCATTGGCTTCAATAGCAGTTAGTTTAGCTTTTTCTGCGTCAAGGAAAGCATTAGTATTACTGTTTCTTTCATAAGCTGCCTTTATCTGAACATCAGTTAGAGAACCACCACCAGTAGATGCAATAGTGCCGTTGGAAGCAATAGTTATATTAGTGCCTGCTGTAAGAGCAGCTACTACATTAGCAGTGGTTACTCCGAAAGCACTGGCATGCTGTCCGTCTAACAAATCAGCGTCTAGGCCAGAGCCACTACCGTCATTGCCAGGGTGCCATACTTCAGAACCGCCATACACTCTAGGTGCATGCTCAAAAGACCAATAACCACCACCGTTATACACCTTAGAGCTAGTAGCATCATCTCTCTGTAGGTCAATAGCCCAAGGACCACCATTAGCTTGAGAGAGCGTGAGCGCACCACTAGTATTAGTGTCAATAGTTAGCTTCGCTGTCAGTGTATCATCAGTATCACTACGAAGAAAACTGGATGAACTTATACCGTCTAACAAATCAGCGTCTAGGCCTGAGCCTGCACCATCAACAGTCTTAATGGATGTAAGTAGCTCCGCAGCGGTCTGCGAACCACCACCAGTAGCTGCGATAGTACCGTCAGCAGCAATAGTTACATTAGTACCTGCTGTGAGAGCGGCTACTACGTTAGCAGTATCTGTAACGTCAGCAGCAGCTTCAATACCATCTAGTTTACTGTGGTCTGCGTCTGTAAAGACGTTACTGTCTGTAGCCGCCTCAACTGCTGTACGGATTTGTGCATCAGTCTGGTCAGCTGTAGCAGCAGCTTCAATACCATCTAGTTTAGTACCATCTGCAGCAATGTCACGACCGTCAATATTACCCTTAGCTATAATGTTACCACTACTATCAAGTAGGTCTGCTAAGTCTCTCGCTTTAGTTGACATAGTGTATTACTCCGGTTTAGTGGGCCACGTGATGTTTGCAGGAAAGCCAGCCTGTGAAGGGACATCACGTAGAGCCTGTCGATAGGCTGTCTGCTCAGATGTCATTGTACGGTCTGCTAATGCCCAAGGGTCAGATATCTGCAAATAAACACTGCGAAGCTCACGTGCCTCTTCTGCAATATCTTCTGTTGAGAGTACTATAGGTACAAAGTCTGTATCTTCTGTAATTACACCTGTAAGTGCGTCAATTATTTTATTCATTTTAAAAGCTCCAATTTACGGTTAGACGAGCGCCAGAGTCATGCGTGTAACTGCCTGCACCAAGGATTTGAACTCGCTGTAAACGTTCGCCAAGATCAATATGCCCAGTGCCCCACGACATAAGGTTGCCATTCATAATAGCGTCATTGCCACAGCCAAACTGCCAAGATCCAACCCAGATATGACTACCATCAGTCCGAAGAGCAAAAGTACCAACGCCTGACACTACTTCATTAGCAGCAAGTGATTTAAAGTTAAAAGCGGCAGTGGTAGATTGGTTTGTGTGGGCAAATTCAAGTAAGGTTTTAGCATATGATTGATAGCCACTGGTTTTTATTGCAGCACCACCAAACCTTATATAAGTAGATGTTGAGGCAGTGGTCCAAGAGTGGTTCTGAAGAACGACTTGAATCCGTCTAACACCAGCGGGAATACCTGCTATAGTCGTTGCACCATTGCCGTCGAGATCAGCATCATATTGACCCCCTCCTGGGAGGCCCGTAAGATTAGCCCCAGAGATAGCTGGAAGAGTACCTGTAAGGTTTGCGGCACTTAGGTTGGTTAAACTAGACCCGTCAATAGCTGGAAGATTACCTGTAAGGTTTGCGGCAGGTAGGTTGGTTATACCAGACCCGTTACCAGTTATTCCAGAAGTTCCGTTTATTGTAACTGTCATTTTATATCACCGTATATGTTGCGCCGTTGGGTACAGTTACAGTAACACCATTTGCTACTGTAACTGGTCCTATGGACATTAAGTTTGTACCCGCTACACAGGTAAGATTAGAATTAATTGATGCTGATGAAGCAAAGAAACCAGCTTTTAGCTGTCCCGCAACATCAAGACCACCTGTGATAGTACCGCCACTCTGTGATACAGCATCAGCAACAACAAATGACTTGTATGCAACTATATTAACTTCATCATTCAGGGCTGCGCCTGAAGTCAGTGTAACTGTATTGTTTCCTGATGCAGCGTAGTCCTGACCATTGCCCTCTAGAGCAATACCATTCATAAATACAATAATGTTATTCGCAAAGAAAGCTAATTGATTGCTGCTGACATCATTGCCTGTAAAGACAGTTTGGTTTGCTGTAGCAGTAAAATAGTAGTAATCAATAGAGCGATTGCCTAAGTTCTCAACATCTGTATTAGATGCGGTAATAAATATTTCTGCATTACCCGATAGGCTTAGCAGAGATCCTGTAGAACTTTCATCTAAGGATCTAGCGAGAGTAGTACCACTGTGCGTATATACGCCTGTGCCTACCTCCCAGTTAATGCCATCCACAATAGTGTATCGGACAGAGTTACCATCAAGAATACCACCAGAAGAAAAAGTTTGGAAACTAGCTACTGCAGCGCCAAGTGTAATAGTACCTGTCCCTGTAGTAGCAGTAGTCACCTTAACACGGTTAGCAAACTTAATTGTCATAATTAGTATCCTTGATGGTGTTTTTTAAGCGATACGGATAACTGCTGTAGCAGCCGCTGCAGTTGGGAACTCAATAGTCAAGTCACCTGCAGTAGCACTTACTGTACCACCAAAGTCGATAACAGCAATTGCTTTGTTGGCCTGTGATGCATTATAGATAATACACCCATCAGCAGCAACCGTCACGTTAGCAAAAACTTCGTCAACAGTGAAGTCAAGTATAGCCGTGTCCCCGTCAAGAGCAATGACTGCTCCTCCAAGAGGCTGACCGCCTGCAGTATAGCCTGTACCAGTTGCCTCATCAGAGTTACCTGTGACATTTGAGTAGTTGTTAGTGCCCTTGCCATATGTACCAGAAGGGGTGTCTTTAATAAGAGCTAATTTTATTGTATCTGTATCCAGATCATGAACACCTCCAAGAAGCTCTTGCTTGAAGCTGTTGCACATTTCAGTTGTGATAGCCATCTTGTGATGTCCCTTTATGTGTTAAGAAAGCACAAAGGGGCCAGCGTAAAGCCAGCCCCAATGTTATTATGTTTAAGCAGCGTTGAAACGTGCAGTGACAAGAGCCTCAGGGCGGAGTATTTTCCTACCATATAGGTGCATGCCCCGGCAGATGTCCGAAAAGCTGTCTGGGTCACGGTATGTTTCCACTTTAGACAGTTGCTCAGCAGTTGCTACAGCGGAGTCATGACCACAAACTATGATGCCATAGTTATCGTCTTGCGCTGTTACACCTGAAGTGCCTGGACCAGTACCTACTTTTGGCAGGTTGTTTGACTGATAAACACGGAAGCCGTGGATATTAGCAGCCAACAAGCCATTCATAAGGCCTGCACCACCGAAGTCTGCATTCAGAAGACGTGAGTCTTCATCCTTCAGCATTTCAATGAATACCGGGTCTAGACAGATCCACCTTCCACGTGTGTCAACATTCTGCTCATCCAATTTACGGGACATACGAGCAAGAACCTGCAATGGTGTTGCAGTTGTTGTAGACTGTGCAGTTGAACCTGTCAAGCGAGGTGCCAATGGAATTGAGTCACCAGTTGTAGATGCCGAAGCAGTAGTGGTGATATTTCCAAAGGTTGCCATGTTCAGCTTATTTGCAGCCAAAAGTTCATCTGTACCAGCTGCAGAGTTAGCAATACTACCATTTACTGTTGTGTTTACAGCGTTAGCAGTGGTGTAACCAGAGAGATACTTAAGAACGTCTGAGTCCATAGCATCAGCCATTTTATAGGCTGCACGGTCGGTTGAAAGTCGCATGAAGTCGATGTGGCTATGCGCCTCCTCGATATCGTCCAGTTTGAAAGCAAAATAGTTAGCTTTATCAATGGTTAACTGGAAATCAGCGTCAACGAGATCTTGTGTTGCAACAGCAGTACCACGTGCTAAAGCATTAACAGTGATGTCTGGCTCTTTCATGATGCGAACTGAGTCACCTACGGCAGACACGTCCCCAAAATAGTCATTGTTTGTAATTGCGTTTACAACTGCACTCTTACGAAATGCGAGTTGGGCTTGTTTGGAAAAGATCTGCGAAGAGAAATTTCCGTTGTTCAGGTTGGTATAACTACCTGCTTTTGCGAATGCCATAATGATTCTCCTATAGATATGACAATTGAAGGAAGTAAAACATCATATCCACATAAGAGGCCAAACTATTTCTAGGGTGACAGGGCTACATGATTTGCGGTCAAGTAGCGCTGGGCCTATACTCTGTTGGGTAGTTCTTCTTGTGGCTTGTTGCTTTTATGTTAAAGCATGTGCAAGTAGTTGATTACTAGCACTGCACATGCCCATAGTTTTATCTATTAGTTGATAAGTGTCAAGCTTTATTATGACATATCATAGATAAACTTGCCTGAACGCATTGCGTCCATTATTTCATCTTGCCGCTTCTCGTACTCTTTAAGCGACATTTTATTTACCATCGACTCACTAAGGGAGCGTGATGACTCTTCTGAGTCCACTACGGTGCGACCACGGGACTTTACTGCTGATGCTGCGCCTCTGTCTGGGCTGGGCTTCTTAGACTTAATACCCTTGTCTGACTTATACAGATCAATGACACGAGCTACAGACTTAACGTCATCCATGTTCTCGTAGAGTGCATCCTGTACAACTTTAGGCTGTTCTTCTGCCCACTCATGAAATGCATCATCTGAACGGATAGACTCAAAGTCAGGGTGCAAGCTAATTAGTTGTGCTTCAGCCTTTTCTTTCTTGGCTGAGCTACGCATAGCTTCAACTTCCTTGAGACGCCCATCTAGCTCTAGTGTACGCTCATTAGCTTTCTGTTCAGCAATAGCCTCAACAATACCAGCTACATCAGGGTACTTACTTGTCCAAGCCTGAATGTCTTCCTTAGACTTAGGTAGTACAAGCTCATTTTTTGTAGCCTTATCAAGCTGGCCTTCAAGCCTTTCAATGCGAGACTGCCACTCTTTTTCCTTAGTTGCCATATGGCGCTGGATATCTCCATAGCGCTTCTTAAAACTACGCTCTTCAGCGGTAAGATCTTCCTTGGGTTCAGCTTCACTGGGTGCAGCAGGCTCTTCCTGTTGTGTAACCTCTGTGGCTTCTTCTTCCTCTTCAGGGTTTAGCAGTTCTTTTAACTCTTCTTCTGCTTCCTTGATCTTAGCTTCATTACGTTTGTGCACAAAGCTGTGCATGGTTTCATTTGCTACGTCTGACATTTTAGTTCCTTATGGTGGGGCCAGCATCATTGCTGGGTACCCTTATCGTTGTGGTTATTTCTTTTTACGTTTCTTTTTCTTCATCATCAAGCCGCCTTTGTTAAAGCCGCCTGATCCTCCATCGGATATATTTTTTAAAGAGGCTTTTACTTTGTCTGCTTCTTTTTTCATATTTGCTACTTGTGAACTAGTTGCGCCAGAAGCTATGGCATTATCAATAACCCCTTGAGAGTTTTGGTCCGCAGTCGCCGCTGCCGCCGCTGCCGTTGCCATTGCGAATGGGCTTTGACCGCCTGTGTACCCACTATTAGTGGAGGTCGGTTGTATAATAGGATCTTTACCGCCAGACGCTGCTGCTGCTATGGCATCTGCTGCTGCTTTCTCCGCTTCTGCTGTCTTCTTCTGGTTTTCTTTACGCTCGTCTGAGCTAATACCAAGCTCACCATCTGTAACACCAGTAATGTCACCTAACCAAGATGCTGCACCCTTTACCTTACCCTCAAGCCAATCCTTGTTAGTGCCACCCTTTTTCTTTTGTTTGGTGTCACTAAGTATACCATCTTTAAGGGCCTGCCATTCATCCTTATTAGCAATACTATTATCAGCAAGTTTTGCATCAATACCAGCAAGCAGATTTGCCTGTTCTTTCTGCGTCTCTTTCTTTATCATAGTACTTGCAAGTAAACCAACGCCGGGGACTAGTAGCGTTGGCAATAGCTGCATCGCCTTTGTCATACCGCTATTCATCTGTGCATACTGAGATGCATAGTCTGCTGCATCTAAAGTTACAGTCTCTCGCTCCCCTTCTGCATTAACCTTAGAAGCAGTACCACTCTTCCAGTCATATGATGTTTTATTCTTACGGGCCTCTGCCTCTGCCTTAACCTCACGTGAGAACTCATTTTTAGATGTGGTAGAATTATTTGGGTTATTATCCAAGACTGGAGTAATAGCATCTGCTTCAGCAACAACTGGTTCTGTAGATGAAACAACAGCATTTGGATCTGTCCAAGTTGTAGTATACCCTGCAGGGATTTGCATGAGAGGCTTACCATTCATAAACTGAACAAAGATGGTATCACCATTTGGTCCTGTATACTCTCGCATCTCAATAGTGCTGGGCGCTTCTGCGTTAGGGTTGTAAGACGGTACAATGTAGCCGCCCTCTTCATAACCACGCATGTAGCCACCCTTGTTCATCATAGGCTGCTCTGGCGCACCATCGTCAATCATCTGTAGCTCAGATACATCAAAGGGTAGCTCATCGTCACCCATCTCCATACCCATAGGCTCACCACCTACACGACCATTAGACTCCATCTGAGCAAAGCCTTGTTTAGCTTTAATACGAATGTCCTCAAAGAACTTAACACCAAAGAAACGTACTACATCAGCAGGTACAACATACTCACCTTCACTCAGTTGAGCAGGGATATCATCTCGTACTTCTTCTGGCATAGACCCTACTGGTACTTCATTGCCTGACACTGGGTCTACATCTTCTGCTAAGCCACCTAGTGCGAAGGCTCTTACTGTTTGGTCATCCATTGCTATTCCGCCTTCGTTGTAGTTTGCTTTTGTTTGTGCAGCTACGTCACCGCCCTCATTAAACTTAGCTGCTATAGATTTACTTCTTTCAACAGCAGCTTTAACGGCATCAAGCTCACTCTTGTGGGTGCTGGTTGGACTAATAGCTTCAGCGTCTAGCATCATGCGAAGGATGTCATCGTCGTACTGATATCCTTTATGAATACTTGGTACATTAATCCACTGACCTTTATACTTAAAGGTAGTAGACTTTTCTGAAACATTCTCATCGTCTTCTGTCTTGTAGACATCTCTACCAGCTTGTGTGGACTTACCTGTTTTAGTACCTACCTTTTTATCAGACATTAACTTTATCCCTCAAGTACTTAAGCTTACGTAGCGCTTGAATGTTTCCCTGAGCACGATACATCTCTGCTGTATCTGTCATGTTCTCAAGCGACTTATGTTGTGCAGAGATGCGTAAGTCTAGCTCTTCTAGAAACGCATCCCATGCTGGTTTATCATTTACTAAAGTCTTAAGCGACATTGCCAGTAAACCCTTGCTCACCCGGTGTTGGTGCTGTGCCTATGCCCATTTGACCTCCGCCACCACCTGATGTGTCCTGTACGCCGCCCTGAGGGCCTTGTGGTGCCTGTTGTGCTCCTGCAGGGGCT